CTAGACACCATAGGGCGGTCCCCAACGTCAAGAAGATCAAGATGCATCCCTTTAGGCATATATCGAGAATACACGATAGAGCCCTGGTAGCGTTTCGACCTTTTTGTCTTGGTAGCAAGATGTAAGGGAACTTTAACACCGGCATCGTCATTCTCCCACGGAGGAACAGGTAAAAACCTGACGCTCTGGAGGAGGTACATGACAGTACCAGATAAAGGTATCCCGTGATTCGAGCTCCAAACGTTGAGTCTGTTGATCAACGAATAACGCTCCTGCATGCTATCTAGTGTACGGCAATAAACACCGCGCACAGGGTAGCCAGACCAAAAGTCTGATCCGCAGGATTCTCTGAATGGACCTTCGTTGAAACTCTTGTCGTTATTGACAAGGAAACCAATGCGGTTTAAGACGGAAACAACAAGATTGTAAGCCTCACGGCGAACAATAATATCGTCTCCAAACACAGCATAATTTCCGAGCTGCTCACCTTTCGGGTGAATCGGAGTGATACCAAGTGTTCGGTAAACTCCGACAACGACGCAAGCGAAGAGAATCGTCTGAAGTGGGAATGTAAAAGCATTTCCCATCGACGACACCATATGTAGGTCGAGCAAGTCACCGTTAGGTAACTCAACCTTCGGACTCCTAGCTAGGTGCAACCAAGACATTATCTGTTTTGGGAGCACTTTGCGAAGTAATCCTAGGGAGATCGAATCAGAAGCTGATGATAAATCAATGGTTCCAAAAGAACCATTTTCTGATCCGATTCGAGCTAAGCGTCGGTTCTTGTCAGGTTGGACTTCGAGACTAATACCATGTCTCTCCTCCAAACGAGCTTCGAACACAGCGCCTATGCCTTTCTGAAAAAGCATATTCAGAAGAGGCTCGGTACATATGGTCCGAGAAATCTCAGAGGTTTTAGGAACAAAAGATAACTTGTTTCCTTGCACTAAAGAAAAGTCGCCTAAAGAAGTTGACCGGATCCTTTCGGTCTCTCTCCAGAGGCTGTACCTTTCCGCGACACCCCCTTTGTAGAGGTTATACAAAGACCTTGAAGTTCCTGTCATAGGGCTGGCTGCTATCTTATGATAGAAGCTTCCCCCTGTGGCTCCAATCGAGGCCCCTGGTCCAATTCCGATCCCTTGGCAGATATCATAAGCCGAGAGAATAGGAGTGTCCCAGTCATAGTAGAAGAAGGAGTTTACCTCGCTACTAAACTCACCGAGAGCGATTTCCTCGATCTCAGTGATGCGGTCACGATTGAAGTCTATGAAGCTAGCACAACGAGTGTTCGCTTCTAGGAACTTCTGCAAAGCCAAAGTATCGGCATTCGTAGCTTTAACACCTTCGAACTTCTTAAGAATTGAAGAACGAAGAGCTAACGATGCAAATTCACGATTCGAAATCCCGGGCCAAGCTTCGATCTTGCGACTTTCGTCACAAAGATCAGAGAAAGACACGGTTCTTAAGAATGGTGAAAGGTCTTCTGCAAGGTGAAGAAAAAGAGCGCGAGAGCAAAGGCCCATCGACATATCCTCATAAATATCCAGGTAACTAAGAGGTACTATGTACCTCTCAGTTACAATTGCGGTTTTAAATAATGCCGGACACAGCGGAATCGCCTGAGCCAGCGCTTTGCTGACTAAGACTACCGATGTGCATCGACAAACCCGCGCGGATATTCGCAGCGTCTGCAGTATCTGCTCCAGCCGGAACTTCGATGATCGTAGTAATGAGCATCGTAGCATAAGGCTGACCAGCAAGGGGTAGAACCCCTTTGCGGGTAATCAGTTTGTAGACGTTGCGCGGAACTGATGCAACCAAGCCCGTTACGGGGTTAGGCTTCCCAAGAGCTTTAAAGCTCTTGGGTCGCGTAAACGTCGTAGTGAAGGGCGAGGCCACAGAATGGATAGTTGCTCCAGTCTGCGTGCCACCCAAGGCAGTAACGGCGACTTGCTTACCGTTAATGTCAGGGGCGACGTCAGTTACGTGAGTGTAAGTCGGGCTGGTAAAACCAGTTTGGGCTGCTCCAGTAACAGGAGAAGTAAGGGTGAAACTCATTGAGTTATCCTGTGCCTTGATGTAGCGAAGGCAAAATGTAACAGATTAATAATAAGGAGTGACACGCTTCGCGCCAGAGAATAGTGCCCATAAGTTAACAAACTGTCTGGGACTACCTGGGAACCTGAGAGTAAGGGCTGGTAAACCAACCCCTGCTACAGGAGACCTCTCAACGCGAGTACGAGTCCAATGTAAGCGGCCAAGTGTTCCGCC